CTAGATTGAATTCAGGGAATGCTCCACGTTCTTCTGCCATAACAATGGAAGTCTTGTAGGAGTTCATACAAAGCTCTCTGTAAACGTGTTCAACGAATCTGAGAGAGTTTTCGTCTCCGTAACACATACCGAGAGCAGCTAGCATATCACCCACTCCTGTAAGACCTAAACCTGTACGTCTTCCAAAGACACAGGCATCACGAATACGAATCCAGAGATCCAGTTCAATTTTCTTGACATCTTCTGGTTCTGGATCTGCTGTAATCTTAGCAAGAATCTTGTCAATACACTCAAGCTCAAGGTCAACCACGTCATCCATCAAACGCTGAGCTACGCTTACCACTTTGGAGTATGTTGCCCAGTCAAAGTGACTAAGCTTCGTAAATGGCTTATCAACAAATGACAGGACATTTACCAACAACAAACGGCAAGAGTCGTATGGAGAAAGTGTGATCTCTCCACATGGGTTGGTTGACACTGTCTTGAACGTTGGGTAGACGTTAGCTGTACAGTTGTCCATGATCGTGTCCCAGAACAAGAGACCCGGTTCTGCGCTCTTGTGAGCTGCACCGATGATTTCTGTCCATAGCTCATTTGCATCAACGAACTCTGAGATACTTGGGTCGGTTGAATCAACTGGGAATCTAAGTTGAACTTCCTTGTTATCCTTGACAGCATTCATGAACTCGTCAGAAAGACGAATTGAGATGTTTGCTCCAGTTACTTTCTTGAGGTTCTCTTTGATGTGAATGAAGGTGCGGATTTCGGGATGATGTACGGAGATGGTGAGCATCAGGGCTCCTCTGCGTCCACCTTGGGCTACTTCTCTACAGGTATTAGAGAAACGCTCCATAAAAACGCCAATACCGTCCGTTGTTTGGGCAGCATTGGCTGTTCTCAGTCCTCTTGGGCGAATTGTAGAAATGTCAAATCCTACTCCACCTCGGCGCTTCATAATTTGAGCTTGTTCTTGATCTGTCTTTAGGATACCACCATATGAGTCATACGGAGCCGGGAGCACAAAGCAATTTGAGATTGACATAACCTGATATGGGTTACCAATTCCTGCCATTGGGCTGCCTTGCGGAATGATGTACTTGAACTGGTCAAGGTAGGCAAAAATCTCTTCCTCTGAGAGAGGATTCGCATACTTCTGTTCAATGCGAGCAAACTCCTTTGCCAAGCGTCTGTGCATGAGCTCAGGCGTTGGTTCTAGAATCTCTCCTGTTTCGGGGTGTTTCAGGGCATACTTCCCGAGAAACACATTTGCTGCCATCTCGTTGCCTTCAAAGTATGTCTTTGACCGTTCTAACGCTTGTTCGTAACTGACCATCTTCTTCTAAACTCCAGTACCATTACGGTACTATTCAATCTTGCTAACTTTGATATTGCCAGTTACTCTCTTGGACTGAATTTCACTGAACTTACGACGAATGTTGTTCTTCTCTGACTCTACCTGCATGGATTCGTCCAGGTTCATTCTCTCATTCTCAATATCCGTTACGACCCTGAGCCGTGAACGGGCCGTGTTGAGATGAATCTTGAACTGTTCGCCATCTACGCCAGCACGGTTTTTGGCAATGAACATATTACCATAACCTGTTGACTTGTTTACTTCCTTGCGCGCAATGCCGATAACGAAGTCACAGATGTGAGCTTGTGCGTACGCTTCTGCCATGTTGGCAAGACTCACGATGTCACTGTCAGCACCTTCTCTGTTTGATTGACATGCTGTCCACAGAGGCACGTCAAGTTCCATAGCCAAGTCACGAAGCTCTTCATAGATCTTCTTAAGTTCCATACGCGGAAGATCATAACGCTCTGTTGAACGCATGATGCCAGCGTAGTCAATGATAACCATGTCAGCCTTGAAACCTTCAACCGCCAACTTGTCAATGTGCGAACGGATAGTATTCACTGTGGCTGTGCCCGTTGAGTATTCCTTAATACGTAGTCTGCCTAGTGTCGGAGCACTCTCAAGGTAGAATTTCTTTATATCCTCCTTGTGGTCAAAACAGTCTAGAGAATCAATGTCTATCAGGTGAGAATCATAACGAATTCCAACGTTTCGCTCACGCAACTCAAACGTGTAGTGAAGAACGTTTTTTCCACGGATCAAAGCCTGAGCTCCCATGTGAACTAGTACATGGCTCTTACCAACTCCGGTTGGAGCGATAACGACATTCAGTTCACCAGCACCAGAACCTCCATTGAGGATCTTGCGTGTGTCCAACTCTGGAATACCAGTTGGAATGGTGCGTCTGTAAGTCGTTGAGTAACGAGCGTCAATGTCTGTGGCAATGTCAAGTCCAGGACTGTGAGCTGCACCCCGTGAGATTGCCTTCTTGAGAACATCAACAATGGACTCATACTTGTCAGAGTGAATCAGGTCAACTGATTCTTCTAGAGCCTTCTTGAGTCCCTGTTTACGACAGAACTCTAGAGTCTTCTCTTTGACATAGCCGAGATCTCCGAGATCTTCGTTCCTACGCGCCTTCTTGAGAAACTCAAGAATCTGATCCTTGACAACGGTATCCTTTTCGTTCTTGTAGTCTTCCTTGATAATGGAAACCAGGAGATCAAAGGAAGGAAACTCCTTGTATTTCTTGTAGTAGTTCAGATAGTTGCTAGCTAACAGCTTGAGATATGCGAATTCAAAGTATTCAATGTCAATCACTTCGTTGATTTGACTTGCCCACTGTCTGTCTAACAGCATGGCTTGAAGGATCTTTTCTTGGAATGGTCTGCCTAGTGGCGAAAAATTGATTGACTTGGTAATGGTGTCTTGTGGACTGTTAGACATGCGAACGATCTCCTTGGAAGGTTTGGTATACTACACAGGGATTCAAATCTATACCGTGAATCTTTGTTGAGAATTCACAGCGGGATTTCCCCCAGTGCCGTATGGGTGATTGAAGTGATTGGTAAGAGATAAAGAGTGTGGTGGAGACCAAACTTCTTTACGAAGTTAATAGAGAAATTCTCATCTGTTGAGCTATACGGTCAAAATCTAAGTCACTTACGATGCCTGCTCCCAAGAGGCACTTGATGAGACCGAGCTTGTCCATCTTGGGCTGGAAGTTGTCAATGACAAAATTGACCTTGTTAATCTGTTGAGCCGACAAGTCACTGGAGTCTAGGTACATGATAGACCAGTTACGTCGGACGATTTCCTCACAGTCAATGACAGCGTTGTAGGTTTTTACCTTCGTCTTGGCATTTACTTGATTCCTACAGCCTTCAAGCAACATGTCAACGTTGATGTCCCTCTCGGTATCTGCCAATTCTGTAAAACGTTTTAGAGCCGTCTTCATGCCAATGCCTGGAACTCCTGGGATGTTGTCCGAAGGATCTCCAACCATGGTACGAGCTAGCACGAAGTTACGTGGAGCAATGCCAAAGTTCTTGACAACGTGGTCGTGGTCAACAAACATTCTCTTGGCTGGATCATAGATCATGACATTCTTGTCATAGAGGAGTTGATAGAAGTCCTTGTCAGAGGACACCACAATCTTCTTGGTGGTTTCACCTGCAAATCTCTGTTTGGTAAGATAAGCGATGACATCGTCACACTCACAGTCTGGAACGTAGAGCTGACACACTGGCATACTCTTGATGCACTCAACAAGTTGTTTTACTTGCTTGAGTTTGTTCTCCTGGTCATCCATGATCCAACGCTTTGAGGGCAAGGAATTTGGGTCTTTAGCAATTGTGGCAAACTCACTCTTGACCTTCATGCGATTAGCCTTGTAACCTGGGAAGATCTTCTTTCGTCGCGGACATCCTCCACCCTGTTCCCAAACAACATAGAGCTTGCTTGGAACTAGATTGTTGGTAATCCAGTAAAGGAACTTCATGAACCCGATAACACCTCCACAGGGGTCACCTGTATTGGTCGTAGCTTCATTGACGGCAAAGTGCCTAATGAAGACGTTCATTCCATCAACTATCACAATCGGTCTCTGCTCTGCCATGATAAACTTCCCTTTACTGTAACTCTAGAAACGTTTCATTAGGATTCTTGACGAAACAAATCCACCCAACATCATCTGGTGCTAATATTTTCATCAACACAACACTGTCTGCGTTACCTCTGGTGCCAACAATGAGGTTACCTAGAACCATCCCAACGACTTCATCTTTGTACTTGTGCCTAAAGCCATGTTCAAGACAGTTTGCGTCGTAGGTCATTTGATTGGTTCGTATAGTCCAGTGATAACTCATGATTGACTTCATGGCTTCTTCTGGAGTTTGAGTTGACATGTCAAGATAGTAGAACTTCTTTGAACGAACAAACTGAGTTGAGAACCACTGATATCCAATCGTGTCAATGGTAGAAATCACACTCTTCGCAAAGGTGGTCATTCCATCCCAGACTGTTTTCCCTAATTCTCCGCCGGTTATCAACAATGTTCCAGGTTTGATGTTTACCAAGTCTTCCAGACTAAACTTGCTTCTCGCCTTTAGGACAAGCACCAAAGAAGAAGGGCGTCCATCAAGGACACCCTCTTGTTGACTATCCTGTTCTATGGGAATAGTTGGTAGTGGATCGTTACTGTTTTCCTGTTGATCCGAAGCCGCCCGCTCCTCTGGCTGTTTCTGTGATGTCATTAGACTCTTCAAAGGATACTCTATCTAACGAGTCATTTGTAACGACTTTTTGGATGAGCATTGAAGCTATTCTGTCTCCAGCTTTGAAATGGAGATTGTTCGTCATTTTCATACCTGAGTCATACAGTTTGTGTTGATTTCCGTTGTGAAGAATCACTTTGATCTCACCCCTGTAGGTTGTATCAATAATTCCACCAAGAGTAAACACTCCCTTGCTGGCAAGTCCAGAACGACTGACAATCTGAAGGAAGATAGAATCTCTGTTGGAATCAAAATCCGGCATGTCAGCTAGAACAAGTCCAGTTGACACAGCTAGTGTCTGTCCAGGAGACAGAGTAAAGTCTTCAACACAGGACAAGTCAAAGGCTGCGTCGCCTTGTTTACCCTGTTTTGGAAGCTTGGCTAGTTCATGAACCTTCTTGAACTTGACGTGAAGCATTACTCTACTCCACGCTCAGCCTTAAGAGCTTCTTGCTCCACTGCCGAACTTGTGTCCACACCTGCGAAGGTTGGATGATCCATGTTGGCTGCGTTCATGATGTATGCTGCATCCATGAGAGCGTCAACTTGTTCCTTGTGCACAGGGTTATACAGAACCCTGGTTCCAAAGTCTGGCTTGTAGAACTTCTCTTCCACAATGACTTCACCTGTCTTGTCGTCAACAACAGTGAATGTCTTCCATGCTCCGGTACCCTGAACGGCAATCTGCATTCCGTTGTGCTTGATACACTTTCCTGGCTGTACTTCACAGTAGGTCCTGAGAAAGTCAAAGACTTGCTCGTGTTCAATAACACCTCTTCCAAAGTGAATTTGGAAGGTAGCCACACGGAAAGGTTTTGCAACCTTGTTCTTGATCGTCTTGGCATCAACTTCAATACCAATGACTTGATCCTTGCCCACCTTGACA